GACAAAAAGTATTGTATCAACAGCAATCCCTATAACTTTGATTTTAACAAAAAACAATGATACATAGCCTACTTTTTGACACCGTGGTGTACAACCAGCGACCCTTTATAATTTTTTACTTTCACTAAAAAACAAATAAATGTACACCGGTGTCTTCGGACGCTAAAATCAGGATGCCCCCAGCAACCACCTATAAACTTCAACTTTTTTCTTGAAACAAAAGGCATCCAGACGATTTTAGCACCCATGGTGTAGTGGTAACATCGCTCCCTTCCAAGGAGTGGCCCCGGTTTCGATTACCGGTGGGTGCATCACCCAAATTTCGTGTACCAACAGCAATCCATAAACTTTTAATTTCTATAAAAAAACAATGGTACACAGTAAAAATTTGTGGTCACGTGGCTTAGTGGTAAAGCAATCCCCTTGTAAGGGATAGATCGCGGGTTCGATTCCCGCCGTGACCTTTTTAAACACCTCATATATTTATATATGAGGTCCTATGGTGTAGTAGTTATCACTCTTGGTTTTGAGCCTTGCGACGTCGGTGCAAATCCGGCTGGGACTTTTTAATACCTCATATATGAATATATGAGGTTGTGTGGCGAAATTGGTATACGCGTCAGATTCAAGATCTGGTGTCTTCGGACGTGTGGGTTCGAGCCCCACCTCAACTATAAAAAACCTCATACGGGTAACCGTATGAGGTTGTGTGGCGAAATTGGTATACGCGCCAGACTTAAGATCTGGTGTCTTCGGACGTGTGGGTTCGAGCCCCACCTCAACCATCAAACCTTGAAAGGTTTCCTTTCAAGGTGGTTCTACCCGGTTGGTAAGGGAACGTGTTTCTCGAGGACACGTGGCTACTAGCCTCGTTGCTACTAGCCTCGTTGGTTCGAATCCAGCACTACCTATTATAAACCCGAAAGGTCTCCTTTCGGGTTGCGTGGCGAAATTGGTATACGCGTCAGACTTAAGATCTGGTGTCTTCGGACGTGTGGGTTCGAGCCCCACCGCAATCACTACTCAAAGTTATGTAACAAAGCCCCTTCTGACAATTATTGTCAGAAGGGGCTTTTTTGCGTTAGTTTTAGGATAGAAATAAAACTGAAATATTAAAATAATTATAGACGTTTTATAATGAAGATGTCCAATAACACCAAAACAAAGAATATTTTCTTGAACAGATTAAAGCACCAAATCTGGTGCGATTTGGTCATCGGTAGATCTGATAATGACAAAGTTCAATGGAGTGATGAAAACATCACCAAGTATATCAACAATCTAGAAAAAACACTACACCGATGTGTTGAAGATGCTAAGGAGGATTTGGATGATGTACCCAACGATGGCGTCAGAGAATATCTATACGAATTGTTCGATACTTTCGACGGGTTAGACGACGAAAAAGATGAACTTGATGAAGACAAACACGATTGGAGTAGAGAATCCCCTTATGAACAATGAGAAATACTTCTCAACGTTATGTAACAAAGCCCCTTCTGACAATAATTGTCAGAAGGGGCTTTGTTACGTTAAAATTATGAATATCTTATATTGCCCATCCCACTTGATATTCTTAAATACTGTCTTTCTATTTCTCTAAAGGACATAGAAAACGTCATTTCCTGTCTATCTCCCCAACTCCACTCAGGTACGTCTTTTACTTCTTTCCTTGTAGAAGTATAAGAAAGTCCACTTCTACACATTGGGCAAGTATTACGCTTTTCGTTCCAATGCTTAATACAACTATGGTGGAAACTGTGACCACATAAAGAAATAAAAAACCCCTTTTCAATAGTTTCTATACAAATCGAACACAACATCTTTTATCTTAGTTACAAATTCATAAATAAGATGACATTAGTTATTTATATGAAAATTTTCATATAAATTAATAGGAATGTTAATCTTGGTAATAAAATCTAACATTTGGGAGTTCGTTTTGTCTGTAATTGTCAACAAATAAGTCATCTGATGGGTCAGACCAGTGATAAAATCTGTGGCTCGCATCCAAACCAGATACTCCAGAATTTGTTGTGAGAGCATTTCCGGATAATCTCCTAGAAGCAGCATAAGAAGATGTTGTTTTATTTTCCAATGTAACATACAAGTTACTCGTGCCATTATAGACAAACCCTTGATCAAATTCAATTTTAACCTTCAGCACGGCGTCTGTGTCTTTCCATGTGACTGTATGATTAGCAACGACTGTAGTAAAAGATCCAGCCGGTGATGAATAAGTACTAGCAGTTGCATCATTAGGAAAATATGTTTCTGTTGTATGTTGTAAAATCAGTTTTTGATTATTCATAGTGTAATCCTCCGCGTAAGTACCCCAATTTATAAAGTCCCATTCAATACCTATTATAGTTTTGCCACTCATAGCAGTTAATTCCGATGCTAAATAAATAGTCGACGATAAACTATCTGTGTTATCAACGGCAAATGGTGTGTCAAGTGTGTTATTTTGGCCAGTACCTATAGATACAGGAATATTTCCATTAGGAGATACATAAAATTTTATAAGAGGTCTGTCCCCGATTTGTGACATATGAGCTTTATTTTCAGGTGCCCACCCTACATCCCCTGGATCTTTAATTTGATGCCATTGAATCGCCTGTGGGTAGTCGGGAATGAGAGTTACTGGAAAATTCTCGTCCTCAAATCCTCCTGTATCAGCAAGGGGTCTGTAACCAGATTCGTTTCTCCACACCCAAATAAGATTTTTACCAGCCTCTGCTTGAATTTTAAATGGTCTTGACAGATGAACAATTATTTCTTGTTCGGCCGCTTGTTTAGTGACGACAACTGTTACGTTTTCAACACACGTCACCATTGTCCCACCTGGTGTCCCATCCGCGTCGTCCATAACCATATTTGGTTGAATGTAATAAGATTGTGCTAAGGTTGCTGGTACAGCATCCCCTGAACTCCCGAATCGCCCATCTGTGAACCCCCCTTTTGCAAACCCATTTGGTTCCTCTTGATACCAATTAGATGATTGTGAATAACCCATGAAAATTGTTTGGTTTTCATATACACCGGTCCCGAAAGAGGCCGTCTGATTCCATTCGCCGGCTGGTAATATAACACCAACCTTGACAATATATTGTCCAGAATAAGGAGAAAATTCTGTATAATCATATATCTGACCAGATTGGTTAATCCCGTCAGGATCCGTCTGACGGGCATCCCAAACCCACGTGTTCGTGGTTCCTGGGAGATCAGGTGTTGGATCTCCCAGAGTTGGGGGTATTATTTGAATAAGTGTAGTTGGTATATAATCTAAATATAAACACGGCATTTTTATATTAAATATCTTTTTATATCTTTTTATATTAAATTATTAAAGAAATTATTATAAAAATTATTATAAAAATTATAAATTATTTGAAATCTAATTTTATAAAAAAATCAATCTCCTCCCTCCCTCCTCCCTCCGAATTCTTCGGATGAAGATGTTTTTTATCTCGATTGCGTCGCGTCATCGACGACGAAAGAAATTAAAAAACCGATCGAGATAGTAAAGAAAAAGATAATAAGAATTACACCCCAAAAAAACCGAATTTGTAAACAGTCCAAACCCTACTCCGAAGAATATTACGGAAAATGTGGTAAATGGTTCAGAACTTGGTGTTTGGAGTGTCATTTGGTTAATAGTCGAAAAGTGGTGAGACCGTCTCAAGTTGTGTTGATAGATAAATTATCCAAGTCGAATTATGTACAAGTTGGTAAACTTTACGGTGTATCTGATAATACTATTCGGAAGTGGGTTAATTACTATAAGGATAGGTTATAATAAATAATTGATTTCTATTATTAGAGTTTGAGTAAATGTAAAAATGTACACTTTTCTTATCGCTATTATTGACTGTTTTTCTTCTTTTTCTTCTTGTTTTGATTGTACGAATAACCCGAAATCCAAGATTCACCGGTCTGATATCAAGGTTTATTCTGTTATGAAGCAGAATCCACGTGCAAAGACAAAGAAACACAACAATCAGAAGTATCACATTCACGTACGAACTTGATAGAATATAACATCTGTGGTTTTAATATAAAAAATATTAAAACATCCTTTCTACTTCCATTCGTCGATAATTTTCATTAGAGTAAACCATTCGTTATCGTTGTCAGACATACAAACTAATAAAGAGTTTATGGCTGTTAGTTTCATTTTTTCTATTGTTGTGAGTATTGCGATTGTTTTATTTACAACTATCCAGTTTTCTATTCTTGTTTTGGTGGGTTCATTATCATATGAAAACAGAAACCGATTACCAGCAATCCGGTCTCTGTTTTCAATTAAGGCACTTAGTGTTATAGAAGTATCCATTTTATAATATGTTATAATTCTATAACGTTGTATTAAAGTCGGAAAAATATAATTGATATTTAAAAATATAATATTTATTAATTGTAGAAGTGTCACAACCAACAATGTACATACAGCAATTATTTTTAAAAAACTGTACATAGAATGTTGATAGTGACGAGTACCTCCAGCAGATTTAAATAAAATAAAATGTAGCGTAGTGAAAAAAAAGAAAGAAAGAAATAAAATGTAGCGTAGTGAAAAAAAAGAACTCGTAGGTTGTTGTGTCGCGTGGTGTGTTAGCGTAAAAATGTTAGCGTGTTGGGTTATGTAATAAAAGCGTAGGTAAGGTAAGGTAAGAAAAGAAAAGACAGAAAATGGAAATGCGGTACTCAGATGGAGGGTGGTGGGATAAATAATTTATCCCACCACCGAATACAAAACAGCGACTTTTTAATATAAAGTATTCAGCTCCCCAATCCCAAAAAAGGGATTGGGGCGTTGCCCTAATTTATCACACCCTATGGGGTTGTGGTGGCGGTGTGTAAAAACATATGACAATGATAAAAACGAGTCAGCCGGGAGTCAGAATGGCAACACGAGACGATATACTGTCCCAAAACAATTGATCAGTTTTGGGACCGATGGCCCAACCTGGTAAGGCGTCCGGCTGTTAACCGGTAGATTGGGGGTTCAAATCCCTCTCGGTCCGTTTGGAAACCCGATTCCTCAAACCTTGTACTGGTTTGAGGACATAGTCTGCTGATACTTTAGAAGTATCAGCCGTCGTGGTCCAGTTGGTTAGGATAACGGGTTTTCACCTCGTAGGCTCGGGTTCAAATCCCGGCGTCGGTTTTCGTCTTCAGACTCCTCGAGGAGTCTGAAGACTTGTAGCAATATTGCTACAAGTCTGTTAGCTCATTTGGTAGAGCATCTCATTTACACTGAGGGGGTAGCGGGATCAAAACCCGCACGGACTAAACAAAAAAGAATAAGAGGTTTAAGAACAAACTTCTTATAATTAAGAAGCCTTAATGGTTACATTAAGGCTCCGTTAACTCAGCGGTAGAGTGCCGATCTTATGAGTCGGTGGGCACGGGTTCGAATCCCGTACGGAGCATTAAAAAGAATAAGTTAAGGAACACAAAGCATCGGTTTTGTGTTCCCCGATAAAAATACCTCAGATCGTTAGAGTCACTCCAGAGGTATAGTAGTGCTATTATAATATTTCGATAACGAATTATATTAATACATCCGGAGACGTCCGACACTACGGGAACCACCAGCAATAATAATAAAATTTTTAATAATAATAATAGTGTGTTTGTGTAATTTGATTACCTTAACTGGTTGGATAGTTACATACAAAACACCCCGATATAGCATGGGAAATTGCTTAGTTTTGAGTGGATGACCAGATACATACAGACCTCTGTCACCCGTTTGGAGTCGATACCTTATTGGTATTGACTCTTTGAGTATTTTGGTGCTGATATAATTGCTATATCAGCCCCCGTGGCCTAACTGAACAAGGCGCCCATCTTCTAAATGGGAGATTGCGGATTTGAGTTCCGCCGGGGGTATATTTTAAAACAAAATTTGTTTTAAAAATTTAAACTGATTTTTCAGAGTCAGTACGTAACAAAATTACAAAATGATTAGTATTAATGTAAACTTGTTAGGTCATCAAAAGAAAAGATGGACTAGGATACTATCCGCTGTTGATTGGACTACTGTACAGGAATATTACAACAAACCGAATACTCTTAAAGATGTATGTAAGATGTTTTCATTGTCTTCTAAAACTTTGAAAAAAGCCGACGTTGTTGGTCTTTTTAAGAAAGATAATGATAGACGTTATAAACAATTAGCAAAGACAAAAGAAAAACTGTCTCGCATCAGAAAGAAATTTCTAAAAGAAAACCCAGATCAACATCCATGGAGAAAACACGATCGTTTTATATCTGTACCGTGTGAGAAGATTAAGAAAGACCTACTTTCCAAAAATATAACGTTTGTTGAAGAACACAAGCCATTGGAATCCAGATTTTTCTCAATTGATATTGCCTTTCCCAATGAGAAAATTGGTATTGAAATAAATGGTAACCAACATTACAACAAAGACGGGACTTTAAAAGAATATTATCAAAACAGACACGATTTAATTGTACAAAGCGGTTGGACCATACACGAAATTCATTATCTAACCGTGTATAACGACAAATTTATTGATGAATTATGTAGTGATGTTTCAAATTTAAAACTATCAGACTACACAGGATATGTTAAAAAAGCAAAAAAGAAATTGGTATATAATTGTCAGACCAATGGTTGTGATAATTTGTTATCTAATAAGAGGGGTAACTTATGTCTTCAATGTTATAGGATATCAACTCGGAAAGTTACAAGACCTCCTTACGATCAGTTGTTACAAGAAATAAAGGATACAAATTATAGTGCCGTTGGGAGAAAGTATGGTGTTTCTGATAACTCAATACGAAATTGGGTTAAAACGTACGAACGTGGTGATAAATAGTTTTTAATTATAGTAATTAAAAATGTTGTAAAATAACTTGGATTAGATTTCTTCAAAGTCAAATCCGGCGTCTTTGTTCTCGTCTTCGAAAGCGAAACCATTCTGGTTTGATTCTTCATCGCATGTTGCGAGTGAGTCTAGGAAGAACTTTGGTATTTCTCCCATTTTCTCAAGGTGTCTGATTTCTTCTGTTTTGTACTTGTGTAGAACGTCGTACCTACCGTCTTGAAATTCTCTGGATGAGATAAGTATGACGTCACCTAATGTCATCCAGCATCTTTTCCTGAATCTTCCTGGGATGACGCATATTACTTCTGTACTGTCAGGTAGAACTGACATAACTCTACGATCCCCGAGCATTTTGGAAATCTTTGCGTATTCTTCAAGGTCACCCTTGATTTCTAAGGTTCTTTTGACGCCATCAGATGGCTTCTTTTTTCCTTTCCTTTTTCCTTTCTTTTTTACGGGCATTGTTGTCTAATTTATATGTTTTTGTTGTTTAGATTAGTTAAAATCGAAAAAAAAATATTACAAATGATAAATGTCTTGTAATACATCTGATAATGTAAAACAATTGATTTTACCCAAACCTGGTATATGTCCACCCAATCACGTGTTCAAATATCCAGAGTACGATTCTAAGGCACCCGCTGATTCTAAAGCGCATGTGTTTGATTTTTCCAGTGCACCCCGTATTAACAGTACTATAATTAAACATGAAATCACTCCTCACCACGAACATTCTATGTTAATGGCTGCTAAGCCAGTTACTATCCCTTTGGCTTTTAGTTGGAAAGATAAAGGTGGTGATAAAATCCAAGATGGTTCTCGTGACCAGGGTACGTGTGGTGACTGTTGGGCGTTTGCGGTATCGTCCGTGTTAGGTGATAGATATTCATTAAAGTATGATTTGAAACATCAAGCACTTAGTGCGACGTGGTTAACGAGTTGTGTTCAGGCTGCGGGAAATCAACCTAGTCAAGCGTGTAAATGTGGTGGTAGTATTAGTACAACTGGAAAGTGGTTGGAAGAAGATGGTAATGGTATTAAATTGGAAAGTTGTTGGCCTTTTAAGCAAATTATTGATAATAATTGGGAGTCTACTCCTTGTTTAAGTGGTGTTGCTGACGATTGTTGTTATGAATGTTGTGGATCTGATAGAGCGAAACCTTTATTTAAGGTTGCTAGAGGTAGTACCAAATTTATAGCAGTTATTAATAAAGAGGGTACGGGTGCTCTTGCGGAGACTACAACACGTGCTATCCAGAAAGAGATAATGTTAAATGGTCCTGTTACGACTGGTTATAAAGTTCCTGGAAATTTTGGTGATTGGTGGGGTAGTGGAGATCATAAAAATGGAGGTGTTTATATCCCGACTGGTCCTAAGACATCTTCAGGACATGCTGTTTGTTTAACTGGATGGGGTCAGGAAATGGTGAATGGTAAAATGGTTCGTTATTGGGAGATGCGTAACAGTTGGGGTAATGTGGATTCTCCTGGGTTTTGTAAGTTTGCATTTAGTCTTGATACACCTAACTACTCTTGGTGTAATATTGATATTCCTGATTACGATCCATATGATAAAAGTTGGTATGGTGGTGTTGTTGCGTTTGATCCTGGTGATTTACCCGAATCTCTTATGAAACCAAAACATAAGAGCGATACTCCTGCTGAAATTGTTGTAGATGGTAAAGTTATAAAGACTGACACTGCTTTACATGAACATAGCAGATATCATGAATCTCTTAATAAATCAGGTGTTAAAGGTGGTTGGTTGTGGGTTTTATTAATACTTGTTGTTGTTGTATTAATAGGATTATATTTGCAAAGAAAAAGTGATTAGGCTACCATTTTAACTTTCACTGAAGGGTGGTGTTTATAGTTTATGATTTTAAAGTCTGAGGCTTCAAGTGTTTCAATATCCTCTATTGAATTGATATCTGGGATGTTGATTGTTGGAAATTTGTATGGAATTCTGTTAATTTGATCTTGTATAGCGTTCGTGTGTTCTTCATAGATATGCGCGTCCCCCATGCTCAAATTAAAATATCTTGGTGTTAGGTCTGTGAGTTTTGCCACAATCATCATTAGTAGCGCTGTTGATGCGATATTAAAAGGTGTTCCGAGTACGGTATCCTGACTTCTGTTGTAGCAAAATATATCAAGATTTTTATCTTGAACGTAAAATTGTATGATGATACTGTGACACGGATAAAGCACACCCTCTTCAACCTGTTCTGGATTGTACGTTGTCATTAGAATTCTCCTAGATGTGGGGTTTGTTTTCAGAAGGTTGATAACGTTTTCTAGTTGGTCAATACCTTGTTTGTGTTTTCCGATGGGTTTCCCATTATAGACAGTGTAATGTGAGTTGAAATGTCTCCATTGATATCCATACATTGGACCCATTACTCCGGGTGAGTAGTTAAGTTCTCTGGATTCTAGAAATTCAGCCGATGTGTTTCCTTTCCATATATTGATTTTCTTTTCCTGTAGCATTGTGCTGTCTGTGTCTCCCCGAAGGAAGAAAAGAAGTTCCTCTATGATACCGCGGGTGAACATTTTCTTTGTTGTGAGCAGAGGGAATCCGTTTCTCATGTCAAATTTGAGGTGTTTCCCAAACATTGAGTGTGTTGCTCCGTTTCTACCTACCCGTTTATCACCGTTCTTTAGAATATCTTTGAGAAGTTCTAGGTACTGTTGTTCCCCGTGGTCTGTTTGTCTGTATTCTGTGTGTGTAAACTCTTCAAATGTTCGAGTATATGTTGTAACAAATCCTGTCAAGTTTGGTGTGAAGAATGTGTCGCATTCGAACGATTTTTTCATAACGGACATATGTACGGTGTCAATGTTCCCCCGGTGGTTGTTGAAAATATGATTGTA